TTGGTTAGTTTAAGGTTTTCCTGTATTTTGTTGCTCATGCCCTTGAAGTCCATCTTACCTCCCATCCCCATTTTACTCATCATCTCTTTCATCCCAGGCAACAACGTCATTTTCTTCATAATCTCTGCAGCCTCTTCCAAAAGTTCACTCTCTTTCAGGTCACCTTTTTTAATTTTGGTTTCAAGCGTAGTACCGATGTTCTTTACCAAGTCCATGATTTTTGTAGGGTTTTTCATAAGCTGCTTCATGAATTCATCTTTGTCTTCCACATCTCCCAGTTCCTTGGTCGCCTCCATCGCAATCTCTTTCGCCAGCGAACCAATCTTTCCATCCATCAATCCTTCTAAATGGCTCTTAATCTTATCAGGGTCTTCGAACGGTGAACCTGTTGGGACTTCGCCCGAGATACCTTCCGGAGGCGTAAAAAGGTCCTTCATCTCTCCCATGGTCTCCATGATTTTCTTGTGTAAGTCTTCCTGGTGAATGGCCTCGAATAACTTAGACGTATCTCCAAACGAGTCTTTGTTATCCACCTGCTCCAGAACGGCAAAGAGTACAAGTTGTAGGTACTTCCAAATCGTCTTTTTCGTTTTGTCTGTGATCTTGTCATCCTCCATCAAGGTCTTAAAGTCAATGTTAGGCAACATGAATCTAGAAACCTCAAAGAATTTCTCGTTCTCATAGAGGACCTCAAAGAAGACCTTGGGATAAAGTTCAAGACAATAAGCATAGACTTCCTCGGTGGTTCCGATGGACACTTCTTTAAGCTCAGGAAAAGTTGTATACAGGTCATTCGTAAACTCATGATAGACCTGGGTAAACTTGTCTGGAACTGACATTATAATGGAAACATAGTTATTTTTATATCTTTTTACGCGTATTCATTATCATTAAGCCCTCTTTACGCTAGGAAAGTCAGCATTCCTCATCTGCTCGATATCTTCCATAGAGTAGTTCATTTTCGCTTTTTTGTCTCCTTCAACCGCCTCCATGTTGGTGCTAAATGTAGGCGGTCCATCGATACCGCTATAGGTATACATTTGTCTCATCCCGCCGTTCCCCTGTGGCGTCAATTCATTCGGACTGGAGTCCAGAAAACTAAAGTTATCGCTCATGACCCCTGACCGTTTGACTGTATCCCGGCTAAGGTCAAATGGGTTTGGTTCTTCATAAAGCATTGTCTTTTCTTGTTTAATCGTATTGATTTGAGGTTTGATGTATTCTAAAATTTGATTACCGGATAGAATTTCAAATTTGGGTTTCAGAAGCAAAACCGGGACCCGACTAATCATCGGAGGCAATGGAAATTCTTTCCCATTCGGTAATAAAATATAGGTAATGTTATTTCGTACAACACGCTTGTCTATACATAAATAGACAAATCTGTCCTGAAATCCGGCCTTGTTCAATTCCTGTAAGATAGCCGAAGAGAATTTACAAAAATGGCTAAAATAAAGTTCATGTTTAGGTGCGTCATTCATTACTATCTCTTATTTTTTTTCCATGAAAAATAAACCCATAATAAAATTGATTTGATTTAAATGTAAAATACAAGGTATATACAATGGACTTCAGACTCAGCAACATCAATGGTAAAGAAAACGCCCTCGAATTTGACATTCACGGCGTAGATGTCAGCGTGGTTAATTCACTGCGCCGGGTGCTGTTGACACGTATTGAGACGCTTGTGTTCCGTGGATTTCCCTATGCTCAAAATAAATTGGACTTTATCCGGAACAAGACCAAGTTTAACAACGAGTATCTGAAGCATCGTATTCAGTGCGTTCCCATCTTTGTCGAGGACGATACCAAGTACGAGAACTTTGTCCAGAACTTCAAAGTGGTATTGAACGTACAGAACCACAGTAACGAGCAAGTCTATGTAACGACAGGAGATTTTAAGGTCATCAACCAGGTCAATGGTAAGGCAGTGGACCCGGTACAAGTGCGAAAGATGTTTCCACCTGACCCGATTAGCAAAGATTTTATCCCAATCTGTGTATTGATGCCTAAACTCACCGAGACGGATGAACCAGAAGCCCTAGAGTTATCCCTTTCGTTCACAACGGGTTGCGCCAAAGAAGATGCTTGTTGGAACGTCGTATCGAAATGCTGTTATTTCAATCTAGAGGATGAGGCCAAGGTCAAGGAAGCCATGTCCAAGATAAAGGAAGAGGACAGGCAAGACTTTGCTTTGTTGGATGCCCAGCGCTTATTCCTTCCGAATGAATTCCACATGGTCATTCATTCCAACGGCATCTTTACTCCTAAAAAACTACTAACTAAATCATGTCAATACCTGATAGAACGTTTCCAAGACCTAAACCTGTTTCTAAGTACACAGTCTGCCGTGACTGAGGAAAGATATGATACGGTTGAACCATTTGCGATTTACAAAGAGGAAACCAACACCGTTCCTATCTATCACCTGCGTATCGAACAAGATGATTTTACCCTAGGTAAATTGATAGAGAATTACCTAAACCTGATGTTCCGTCAAGAATTCCTCTACATTAGTTTCAAAAAGGTTCACCCACATGACAGTCATTGTTTCATCTCCTTCTCTTATCGGAACGAAGACAAGCCATTGGAAGTGTTGGTTTCCTATTTGGACCAGGTATCGAGGCACGTCATTGAAATCTATGAAAAAATCGCGACAATAGCGGTCGAGAAAGAATAATTAAAAGAATAAAGAATAAAGAATAGTTAAAATAAAATAAAGGGTTATCTAAATGACAATTACCTATGGTAACCTCGTACGTATTCATACCCAACAGGATACCTACAAGGAGAATGTTTTTTTTGTAGAGAAATGCAAAAGAGATGAACTTATACTTCGAACACAAGAACAGTCCACCTTTACATTGAACCTCAACAACCCTGACATACAAGACATTCAAATTGTCTATGTTCCGGCAGAGGAAGGCTATGCTCAACAGCACTTGTTGTTTCCAGGAAAATGGGTAGAAGTACAGTTTGATGCAGAAGGAACAGATGTCATTCGTGGAAAAATTATGAGCTCCACCAATCTCCTTGAAATACTTACTGAGAATGGGAGCTATTACATCCCAGTCCTTTATGGTCTACCCGATGAGGTCTTTTCTATACAAGAAATTATTCCGCCTGATATTGTCTTGCCTGAACCCACTGAAAAAAAGAGCAAGGCTAAAGATAAAAGCACACTTGAAGAGGAAGTTCCAGAGACAACTGAATTCAAAGAAGATGAGGAAGGTGAACTCTTAGGAGAAGTAGAAGAAGAAACGGAAGTTCCTCTCTTTTATACAAGAGAACAAGAGACAAATGATTTGGTGGAACATTTGCTTTTGCAGGTAGAAGAGAAGAAAAGGAATACATACGCGATGAAAAAGATTTATAACGTAGTCCATCGATACCATGAACTGAAGCAAGAATACATACGTTATGACAAGGGAGTTTATTCCACCCAACTTCCGAAAGACCCTTACCTTTCTAGTTTTCTACAAGGAAATAAGATGATTACTCCAGGTAGCCAAGGTATCAAAATAAAGCACAGCACGTATGAAGATTACGACCTGCCTTCTTATTATACCGTCCTCGATGAATCTCTCATGGAGAAAGAATTTGATTTTAAAATGCCCGAATTTAGTCCAACCTCTCCTTTCCTGGGTTACTTACAATCTGTATTAAAGCCGTTTCAGTCCTTGATTGTGGATAAAAACGTAGGAGAAAAGGAACATATTCAAACACATGAAGAAGTCTATCTACTCAACGAACTTTATTCTATTTCTATTCAAGAACCCTTTGTCTCTTCTTCCATGATAGTGCGACCTAGGTCTTATTTAACTTCCATCACCCTCTTAGGTGATACCATACTCACTCGAACCAATCACGCCAGGGTACCGTATTATGACCTGATATATAGAAAACATGTAGACGATTTCGTGGTGACCGATGTCGAACCCTCTTTTGTCTCCTCTTGTGAATGGAGTAGTAAAAACAAGTTGACATGGTATCGAAACGAGTGCACGGATTACAAAGAATATCTTCAGAAGGTCATGCCTACAATGGATGAGTTCATGGATTGTTATCTCAATCGTGATTTTGTCAACTTTAGTCAGGCCCTGAAAGAAATGGAACATTTTAAGATTTCTAAACTAGATTCATCCTTGTATCAAAATATAATAAAACGTATAGAGACCAACATTCAGTCCTTGCGAACCAAGGAGCAACAATCCAGAAAAGATAACATGAAGCCGGTCGAGACAAAGTCCAAGAAGGTCTCTTTTTTACCAGAACTTACACAAGATTACGTTGCGTTGAAAGACGATGTCTATTATTCTATCAGCGAAAAAATGAAGTACGGACTCATAGACGGCTATCAATATTACATGTTACAATTTCTAAAAAACAAACCTCAATTGAACTTGAGCGAAGAAGAACTCACGCAATTTATGGAGGATATCAAGAAGGAATTCGAACAACCCCAATCAGATGTCATACATAAATACTACTTTTCAGAGGAACAACTTATGGAAGATAAAGGTAAGATTGTCTTACAAGATATTCCGTTTGAAGCTACATACATAGGAGCAGATGAATTTTTTATCAAGAAGCTAGAAGAACGGAAAGAGCATATGACACATGAGGATATGCGTGAAAAACTGAAGAGAGTATTGGATGGCGACACGATTGAAGCCCATTTTGACAAATCACTTGTACAATTCGTCAAAGAATTTATCGCAAAGACGAGGGTAGTGGATGGATGTAGAGCAAGTCTCACGGAAGGAAAAAAATACTATGTTTGGATGGAGAATGAATGGGTTCCAGAAAGCTGCGACCTCAAGAATGGACGAGACAGGACCGGTATCAAGGTCCAGGGTAAATGCGATGACCATAAACGAGAACAATTTAAAAAACGTGTATCGGAGATGATACAGTCATTCCAAGTCGACCGTCTAAGACAAGAAGAATTCCGAAAGGTTTCCCTCGATGACCCTATCCATAAAAAAAGGTTACAATCTTTTCAACAAAGAAAACTACTCTTGGACCTTGCTTATGATAACGAAAAAAAATACTACAAATCATTGGAACAACAGCGAGCAAACGCAACACCTACCTCTCCTCATTTGGAACTACGAAAACGCATCTTGATGGAGCCTCAGCTAGAACTAAAATACAAGGCACTACAAGTGTTTATTTCGCTCTATACCAAGGTAGGTGCCGACCCTAACTGGTTTTACTGTATCGAAACAGGCGTTAAACTGGTTCCAGCATTTCTGATGGAAATTGCTGAAGCCTTTTTGCGTCGTGATGACTATGTGGATACTCTACAGCGTATATGTGACCGCCAAGGTGTACTCAGTGACCAAGGAGATTATTATGTGGATAAATACAGTGGATATCCAATTAAAAATATTACCTTTGATGATGGAGAGGATTACACAGAGAGCGGATTCAAGGACATTTATCATGAAGTGATTGTCTCAGAAGAGGTGTTTGAAAAGGAACTCACCGAAGATGAACAAATCCAAAAAACATCGCTTCTTACGCTTATTCGATATGCTGGGTTTTCGGTAGAAGAAAGCGACACACACGAACTGTTAGAACGCATCAGAAACTCAGCTCTCCTCGCAGGACTAGAAAAGAAAAAGGGACGTGAGCAACAACAGGTTTATCTATACTCATTGATGACCCATGTCCTTGTCTATTTACAGACCATGGACCTGAAGAAAGGTACCCCTATGCCTCATTGTAAGCGAAGCTTGGCGGGATTTCCGCTAGAAGAAGAAGAGAAATTAGGTGGTCTGGAATTTGTAGTATGTATTGCGATGGAATTGGCGAAAGGGACTACAGCACCATGGGCCGCGTTTAAAAAGGTTCCGAAAGAAACCATTGTACAATTGTCTGTATCCTTCTTGAAGAAGTACGTCTTGGAGATACAGGATATTAAAGACCAACTCGATGCTCGACGCGAACAAGCCCAAACGGTAGAGACACAAGATACAGAAACGTTTCCGTGGATGCGATTCAGTCCGAGACTCTACAAGTTTGCCCCTCTCGAAAAAAATTCAAACGTTCCATTGGTACAACAGCAGGTATTGTCGTTTCGTATCCAACACAAAATCAATGAACATGTAAAAAGTCAAGAAGCCCTCTTGCCGAATCGTATGGTCAATACGTGTTGTTACGAAAACAATGACACGCTTGATTACTTTCGCAAGCACACCAGTGTGTCCACTGAACTTACTCAATTTAAAAAACTTATTCAAGAGACTAACCAACAATCAGAGCTATTGAAATCCAATCTCATGTATTCCACAAAACCAACACAAAGACGAATGGTACAAATGACGGGTGCTATTTCTGAGGAGACTATCTACAAGGGTATCATTCAATGGTTTTCTATGGATGCTGAGTTTAAGGAACCAGTCGGCTTGAAGAAATATGGTATTACTATGCCGCCTGATTACAACAAAAAGGACAGTCTCGCAGTTAAAATAGATAAACTAAAACGTCTCAAACCTGTGAGCGAGGAACTCTTTATGGAAATGCTGAAGGACCATTCTAATAAAATGCCTAAATTTGTCTCGGCAGATAAGACCATCCCAGTGGAAGTTGAACACCCCATCGACCAATGGATACGAGGAGGGAAAGAAAAGGAAATAATTGACTTTTGCGAAGAAGAGGCTGAGAAAAAGATACTTGCCTTACTTGGAACTGTAAAAGAGAAGGTTTTCCAGAAAAGATACGAAGAGTGTTTACGTATCAATCAACGATTCAAATCTGAAAAGAAGAACGGGTTCCTGCCTGCTGACCTTGAACACACGACATTCATGTCACAAATCCTATGGAATAAAATCGAACTTATCCTTTTTATATTGCCTCAAAAGTTACATCATGCCTCTAGCTTTTACAGTGGAAAGGTAAAAGAGAACTACGTACCGGCGAGATGGAATTTAAATCAGAAACATAAAAAGATGATTGAGGAATATGTAGAACAATACGATGGAACCCTGTATTCCTTTGTCTCAGACCCGGAGGTTCTTGGCGTATTGGACAACTGGCGAAAGAAAGACCCTGTGATGAATTTTTCACGTTGGATAAAGCTAGACATGTCTCCCAAGAGTAAACGTAGCCTATACAACTACATCTACGTGTCTCTATTGTATGAACTCAACACGACAGAGAGAATGAAGCAGTTTCTGCGTGCGCTGATTACTTTATTGAACGCAGAGGACAAAACTGCCTTAAACTTTGACCCAACCTATATCAATTATCTCTCAGACATGTCCAAAAAGTCAGAAGTCGATATTAAGACAGAGAATTTGAAACAGATGACCAAGGAAGCCCGTAAGGCTCAAAACGCAATGAAGGAGTTAAAATTAGGAGAATGGGGCCTAGGCCTGGGGAAAAGTATTTTTAAATACGACAAGAACGTCTACGAGGATGTATACGAAGAAGCCATGAAAATTGAAAAAGGTATGGATAAAACCGCAGAAGAGACCGAAATTTTTGGAACCTATGGATTAGACGATGGAGAGAATAAAGAAGGAAATGATGGAGATGAATATTATTAAATATTCTCTTAGTTATAGTAATGGATATAAAC